GCCAGTATTGGTTCCACCACCACCAGTTACGCCACCAGAACTTCCAGATAGTCCCTTACAGATGACTAAATGGTAGTATAATGCTGCCCCAAAAATGTGATCTACAACACCATAACGGGTTAAGAGACCGACACGAGGGCTGAAGTCATTAGGACCAGTTGTGCGCTGAATCATCACGGGGATGTAAGGGCAGTACACGATACCGGTATCGTAGTATTCTGGTCCCTTATAACCAAGTAATGCATAGTCAATAGAAGCATCACGACCCTGACCACCTACAGAGCTAAGCTGAGATTCGGTACGTGTATCGCGATAGATTTGGAAACGTCCACCAACGCTACCAACCTTGGCAATACCAACAGGGGATGTGCTTACGTTGCCGTTAACAGGCATCCATGTGAAGTTGGGCAATGTCTCAAGAACTGCGCAAATACGAGGGGTTGCGATGATGAAGTTTGCTGCGCCACGACGGTTACGGATAGCAACACGATTAGCTTCAACAACCAAGCGGTTGTAGAAATCCCGTGAACGCTCACCACTCCAACGAGCATCAGCTTTTGCTGCATCCCAGATACTGAAACCAGTACCATCCCCTGCAGTCAAGCAAGTCTGAATCATACGCATGATCATTTCACGATCAATTTCTGCCTGAATTTCATAACTCATGGCATTGGTCAACTCGTTATCAATGTCAATACCGTTCATGTTCTTCAAGTCCTGCTCAAGCTCAATGCTCCACTTGGCTGCTAACCTACGAGTACCTGCTTCAACAGCAGTCTTTTCGAAAGCTAGAGTCATTTGAGGAATCTTGCTGCTCAATTCAAACTGTGAAAGAATCTGTGCAATACCTTGGTCTTGAGGTGCAAAGGGGAAGTCATCACCACCAGATAGTTGTGCACTTGATGCGCCAGTGAAAGCAGTGTTTAGGTAGTTGTACCCAATTTCCTTGTTATGAGCAGCTGCCTGCGCACCACCAACACTGCGCTGTGTCAAGCTACCATCACTAAGTGGGTTTCCATTAGCATCACGGCCATAGCCAAGAGCATCATCTTCGTACTTGTAGCGAAGAGCAAATGCTAGACCAACAGGTCCAGTCATTGGCTGAACACCGACAATTTCGTTAGTGATGAGTTCAGGGAAGGTACGGCGAATCATGGGGATAAGCACCTTAGGTAGACGAACGTCACCTTGTGCATAACCGTCTGTATTGCCTACTTGACCGCCGTAAGTGCCGCCAGGTCCGGGTGAACCAAAAACACCACCAGCTCCGCCAGTTGTGGTTTCAAAGCACCACTTTTCTTGGTTCTCAAGAAGGATAGCAGTATTTAGACGTGTATTTTCGTTTTCAATAGGAGAAATTTTGTCGGAAGAGTAATCCAGTACAGGGCCCCACTTCTCAACAAGAGTTTCAGCTTTTGACTTATCAATATGTAATAATGTATTCATATATGTTTATTTATGTTTAACTGAAGTTTTTTTGTTGTATTCGTTTCTAATTTAGTGAAGGTTAAAAATGTTAGCTGTTGGCGACACGCGAATACTTGCCGCTTAAACGTTTCATTTCACTCAGATATCCTGTAATACTGCCAGCTTCGGCTGTATTACGCAAAGGGGATACAGATTCTTCTATAAAGCTAGGATATTCTAGCTCTGGTCTATCTACTGTAGACTCCACCAAGCGTTGATGTACCGCTTCATCTTTATAGAGGTCTTCCTGCAACCGTGTTTCCTTTTCGAACATCTCAACTACGTACTGGTAATTCTCGTTGATGTACTCAACGGGCTTGTCTTTTAAAAGACGCTTTACGTGGCGTCTTGTTTCTTCAGGCAAGCTCTTTGTCTTATTTTCAAGCAGCAAGGCAGATTCCGTACCAGTAAGCTTCTGGGAGAGGTTTCTGTTAGTGCTAACTGCTTCATTTAATTCTCTACGTAAAGAATCGATTGTTCTTTTACCGTCCACTAAAGCTTCTTTGATTTCAGTATTAATGAATTCTTCATCAATACTGACAATTTGACGTACCTGTTCAAGAATACGACGTGCTTGGATATTATTTGTAGCTTCGTCGATTTGTTTTTGTGGTACCAATTTGTCAATGTAAAGTTCAATATAGTTGCTAATCTCTTCGACTAGTGTGTCCTTATAAGTAGCAGCCTCACTATGGAGGGATGTCTCGTACTTATTGATTACTTGCTCAAGCATTGCAGAGTGCTTATTATCAATAGCTTGCAGTACCTGGCGAAGTTTTGCTGTATGATCTGTATCAATAGCTTCAACAAGCTTTTGTAG